GGGAATTGGAAGCACCGGTGGTAATGGAGTTCTGTTCATTAATGGAATTTTCCAAACACCATCAACTGCTAATAATCCATTTAATAACTTCACATTTGATGATTTCAGCACCACAGGAATAACAAGTGTTATTTTTAGCGGGATAACTTCCGCAGATGGATCTCGTCAAGTATCGGATATTGATATTAATCAAAATCAACTTCCCAGAGGAGGAGTAATAGTTTCTTTAGGTTCTTCTGGTGGAACAGGATATGCACCTTTAGTTGGTGCTGCAGTGAGTGCTGTAGTTGGTGCTGGTGGTTCCATAGCAGGATTTACTACAGCATTGACCGGAGGAACTTTTGGATCTGGATATAACGGATTAGTATCTATTGGAGTCAGCGTTCATGAGGATGGACACACCGGTGCTGCTGCAGTGGTGTCAGCAACTGCTTTAGTTGGAGCTGGCGGAAGTTTATCCCTTACTGTAGTTGGAAATGGAGGATCTGGATACTCCGCTCCTCAAATAATTGTTTCTGAACCAACTTATGAAGGTCTCGAAATAGAAGGAGTCTCAAGATTGGGACTTGGAAACACCACATTAAGTGGTTCAGGATTATTGATTGATATTGGAGTTGGTGCTGCAACTACTACTGGAATAGGGTCGGATACTTTTGAAGTAACTAGTTTTGCCATTGCAAGAAACGGACATGGATTTAGAAAAGGAGATGTTATTAGACCTGTTGGTTTAGTTACACATAGCACTTTGTCTTCAACAACTTCTGAATTGTTATTCACAGTTGAACAAGTATTTGATGATTCCTTTGCTTGTTGGCAATTTGGAGAATTTGATTTTATTGATTCAATTGCAAATTTCCAAGATGGAACAAGAACTAGATTCCCATTATTCTATAATGAGGAACTCTTAAGTTTTGAAAAACAGGAGGGAAGTAGGGTAAATCTTTCTAATGCATTATTAATAGTCATTAATGGAGTTATTCAAGATCCTGGAGTGGCATACTTATTTGAAGGTGGAACATCATTTAATTTTACTGATGCTCCTAAAATTGAGGATAAAGTTGATATTTTCTTCTATAGAGGAACTAGAAATGATGATGATCAGTTAGTTACAAATATAAATCAAACTATTAAAAGAGGTGATAACGTAAGAGTTTATAAAAATAATTCAATCAATGGAACTGTAACACAAGATAGTAGAACTGTATTTGATTTATCATTCTCAGATAAATTTGAAACAAATCTGTATGGTGGAGTTGGAATAGACGAAACAAACTTTAAACCAATCGCTTGGACAAAACAAAAAGTTGATACTTTCATTAATGGCGAAATTGTTAGAAAGGACAGAGATTCCATAGAAGCATTGGTTTTCCCAACAGCGAAAATTATTAATACTATTGAAACAAGTGATAGTGAAATATTTGTAGAAGATGCAGATTTATTTGATTACAATTCGGAAACAGAATTATCTGGTTTGATTGTGTCTGGTTCTTCGGATCCAATATCGGCTGCTGCAACAGCAGTAGTTTCTTCTGCTGGAACAATTTCATCATATATTGTCTCTGGCGGTAGTGGGTATACTGCAGTACCTACAGTCTCTGTTCTTGCCCCTCCAGAAATTGGAGTAGGAGTAGGAACCACTGCCACCGCAACTGCCACAATATCTAATGGATCTGTGACTGCAGTTACAGTTAATAATCCAGGATTAGGATATACAATTGCTCCAAATGTAATTATTTCTCTTCCTAATCCCACTATCGAAACAGTATCTAGTATTGATGTGATTCAAGGATTCTCTGGAATTGTCACTGGAATTAGTACCGTCAATGCTCAAGGAATTGGAACTTTAGCAATTCAATTTAACTTGCATAGATTTGATGCAACAAATTACACTGATTTAAATGTTGGATATCCAATTTATATTTTTGATACTCAAGTTGGAAATGGTGTGACCTCAGTTGCAAATAATGATCTGTCTATTGTTGGTGTGGGTACAACATTTATTGATAATATATACTTCATTCAAGAACTTTCCTCTGTTGGTGCTGCTGGATCTATTATTTGTTATGTAGATTCTGGAACATCAGTGGTCGGTGTTGCAACTACATCAAACTCTGACAATCCTGTAGGTAGATTCTCTTGGGGTAGACTTGCTGGAATTTCTAGATCATCTTCTCCAGTTTCCATAGCAGTTACTGGAAATGTAGTTGATGTTGGATTGACAACCTTCCCAACTATTCAAAGAAGAGGTGTTGGTTTAAGAGATGGTGGTGCTCTTCCTAAAAGGTTATAGTAAAATTTTTTAACCCTTATAAATATCTAAAAAACTATTAATATGGCTGCGGTAGTAACAGATCAATTTAGAATATCCAATGCAAACAATTTTGTAGACTCGGTTTCCAACACGAGTAACTCTTACTATGTTTTTCTGGGATTACCAAATCCGTCCAATCCAGTTTCTGGTTTTGGTAGAACTACTTCAGATAGTGAGTGGAATACCAATACTCCAGTTCCCACAGATAATCTACAATTCAACTCCCATTTTAGAGACACTGCTTTATTTGGAAAAAAGGTGACAACCTCTAATATTAGAAGATTGATAAGAAAAGTTTCTTGGGCTACTAACACTCGCTATGACATGTATAGACATGATTATAGTATTTCAAATCCTGCTCCAAATTCAAACTTGAGTAGATTATATGATTCAAATTATTACGTAATCAATAGTGATTTTAGAGTTTATATTTGTATAGATAATGGTTCATCGGGAACAAATTTGACCGGAAATGTATCCAAGGATGAACCAACTTTTACAGACTTAGAACCAACGGCAGCTGGAACTAGTGGAGATGGATATGTTTGGAAATATCTATTTTCAGTTGCTCCGAGTGACATCATAAAATTTGATTCAACTGAATATGTTGTTGTCCCAAATGATTGGGCGACTTCAACTGATAGTCAAATTTTAAGTGTTAGAGAAGCTGGAGATTCTGACATAAATTTGAATCAAATTAAAAAGGTATATATTGCTAATGGTGGATCTAATTATAGTTCGGGAGTAGTAAATATTAATGGGGATGGAACTGGTGCTAAAGTATCAATTGAAGTGGATTCTGCAGGAACAATAACTTCTGCTGTTATGACTGCCGGTGGAAGTGGATATACTTATGGTATTGTTGATCTTGGTTCAATTCAACCGTCAGGAAGTTTATCAGATCCAGCAAAACTGATTCCTATTATTCCACCATCTAAAGGTCATGGATATGATGTATATACTGAATTGGGAACTGATAAAGTATTAGTTTATGCCAGATTTGATGACTCCACAAAAGATTTTCCAATTGACACAAAATTCACTCAAGTAGGTATTATAAAAAATCCACAACAATTTTCATCCACATCAATCTATACCGCCAATGATTATTCGTCATTATTTTCATTAAAACTCAATTCAGTTACTTCAACTCCAGTTGTTGGTGCTGCGATTTCACAATCAGTTTCGGGAGGTGCTGCTAAAGGATATGTAGCATCATATGATTCAGAAACTAGGGTTTTAAAATATTTTCAAGACAGATCTCTATACTTTGGAAATACCAAAGATCAAACTGATGTTGATAATGTCAGTTCTACTAGCAAATTACTATCATTTGAATCATCATCTTCCACTGTCTCTCCATTTACTGGGTCTATTGACACAGGATTTTCGGGAATTAAAACCACAGTAAATTCTAAAGAAATTGATTTGGGAGTTACTTTTACAGATGGACTTGCAAATCCAGAGATAAATAAAAAGACAGGGGAAATTATTTACATTGATAATAGACCTCTCATACAGAGAGACTCTCGCCAAAAAGAAGACGTTAAAATCATTCTGGAATTCTAAAGAAAATGTCACAAAAAACAAATTTAAATATTAATCCATATTATGATGATTATAATTCTGAAAAGAATTTTTACAAAGTTTTATTTAAACCAGGATTTCCAGTCCAAGCAAGAGAATTAACAACGTTACAGTCCCTTTTACAGGGACAGGTAGAGTCTTTTGGTAGTCATATTTTCAAGGAAGGATCTGTAGTAGTTCCGGGAAATATTTCTTATGATAATCAATTTTATTCTGTAAAATTAAATGCAACTAGTTCGGGAATAGACGTAGCATTATATATTGAAAATTTTATAGGAAAGAAAATAGTAGGAGAGTCATCAGGAACTACCGCAAAAATTCAACGTGTTGAGTTTGCCGATGACAATAATTTCGAATCTTTAACAATCTATGTCAAATATCTAGATTCTGACAACGATTTTGAATTCACTCCGTTTGAAGATGGAGAATCTTTATCTTGTGTAGATAGTGTAACTTATGGAAATACCACTATTCCTGCTGGAACAGAGTTTGCATCTTTAATATCATCTGATGCAACTGCCA